GCATTCTTAATTTGATATGTTCTATTCTGAACCATTTTAAGAATACTCTCAATGTAAACTAACATAGTATCATAGTAATCAATTTTGAGACATACTGTTGATAGTTTTTCGTCTGCATCAAGATACTTTTGCATAGTATCTTTGTCGCGAATCTTTTTGGGGAAGGGATTGTCAATGTAAACTTCTGGGTCTGACTTTCCAGAATAATATTCATATCGTTCGTGACGAATATTTCTTTTTTGTTGCTCTGCCTTTTTTCTTAAAAGAAATATTGTATTGTAAAGTTCAAAATATTTTGCATGAAGAGTTGGTATATTTGTTGACTCTGTGTGGAGATTATCCATATCAATTTTAGAGTCTTTTTCCCACATCTCTTGAATTTTATCAAGATCAATTGTCATAGAGAGTTGCCAGATAAATCTGTTATATTGTAGATAGTATACTTGAAACTTACGTCTGCTGTAAAGTACTGTATGTCAGTATCTGTCGCGTCAAAAGTTATCGTTGATAGTGAGTATGGAAATAAGTCTTTGAAAAATACTTGGAACTTTGCAACTAAATTGCTACTCAAAATTTGAAGAGTTCCATCAGAATAAATGTTTTGTCTGTCATTTACATAATTTCCTTGAATAATTCCTTCATCCGCAAGATCTCTAAACTGCTTGACTTCTTCTGGATATCCTAAGCCTCTAATCCAATTTTGAATTTCCATATAATTTTCAAGATTTTCATCAACTAAAAATCTTAAGTTCAAATCTCCAAATAATATTTTATCTCCAGGAATATCAATATCCTTTAGATATGATGGTTGATTTGCGATACCTAAATTTATGTCTGGAATATTTGCTTGATTGCAAAAAAATGCCACCTTGGGACTTCTCTTGAGAGCAAATTTAAATCCTGTTGGTGAAAGAAAATTTCTATTTTCTATTTGAGATGGTCTTGCCATTTTTTGAACTATTTAGATAAAAAAAGAGGGTCCTAAGACCCTCTTGAAACTTATGTGATTTAAATCACATTAGGTTCTTAACAGCAACACGTCTGTAGTAACGGTTTGCATTAACCTTAAGGCGACCGAGTCCGGTATCAGTTCCTTCAGCAAATGGGTTAGCAACAAGACCATAACGGGTCTTAAAGCCAATCTTAGGCTGGAAGCTGTTCTCACCAACGGCACGAACCATTTGGAGAGGAACATAAGGACAATAGAATAGTCCAGCGTCATAAGGTGAAGAACCCTTATAACCAACAACATAGTACTGATTACCAGGTGATGCGTTACCTGAGGTCAGGTTAGCAGCATATGGGTCGATGTAGACACGGAATTTGCCCATCAGAGTACCAGCAAAGGTGTTGCCGGTGTCATCAACGTTCAGGTTAGCGTTGAGTGCTGGGGTGTAATCGAGAACACCAGCCATGGTCAGTGCTGAAGCAACGTCAGCAGAGCACATGATGATGTTGCCCTTTCCGCGACGAGTGCGCTGTGCAATTGCGTTAGCATCACGCTCGATTTGGAACAGCAGACCCTTGAACTTCTCAACGGACCAACGACCATTTGAGTCAACGTCAAGGTCGAATACGCCAGGAGTTGCTACGTTCTGAACAGCACCTTGCTCAGCAACCTTATAGATGGTTCTGATAACTTCACGGTTGATTTCAGCAAGAATCTCAGTTGACAGAATGTTTGCCAACTCAGCTTCTGCATTCAGACCATGAATTGCCTTGAGGTCCTGAGCGAGTTCTAATGAATACTCAGCCTTCAGTGCTCTTGACTTTGCAGTAACAGTAACTTTCTCGATTGAGAAAGCCATCTGGTTGAATGCATCAGATCCAGTGCCGTCAAGTGCTTCTGCATCACCAGTTGGCATACCCTGACCAACGTTGTATGCAGTTGAGGTAGCGGTTCCAACTGGGTTGAGAACTGATGGGTTGGTGCCAGACTGAATTGTAGTACCAATACCAGCAACATTGTCTGCAAAGTCGCGAGTAATGTTGGTATCAAATCCAGCATCAGTACCTGAGAAGGTAGTATCTGCTTCGTTGTAGAACGCTTCAGTACCAGACTGATTGGTGTAACGTGAACGCATCGCGAAGATGAGTCCAGTAGGACCAGACATTGGCTGAACACCTGCGAGGTCATATGCGACCAGGTTAGGCATTGAACGTCTGATCAGTGAGATCAGAACAGGGTCAAAACCTGCAACAGGTGAAGAAGCAGTTCCACCGAAAGCACCTTGAGCACCAGCAGCGTTACCACTATTGGTTGGAGATTCCATGAGGCTCTGCATTGAACCGGATTCAAATGCAGACTGCTCTCTTAAAAATCTTTCTTGGTTCTCTAGCAGGACAGCGGTTACAGCTCTTCTATGTGAATCTTTGATTGTCTCAAGACCTTCATAATTAAGAAGAGGTGCCCACTTTTCCTGCAATTGCTCTGAATTGAACATTTGCGTTACCTTTTTACTAAGTGTTTACTTTTTGGGTTTGAATTATATTAAATTCAATTATTTACTAAATGCTGAAAGAGTCTTCAGATAAGCAGACATTGGACCAGAGATTGACTCAGGTGAACTATCTACTCCCTCAGAAAGAGTTTCAGTTTTAGCTGATGGAGATACCGATCTTGAAGGGAAATATGATTCCTTCAAAGTCCCCAGTTTTTCACGATATTCTTCTTCACTTTCAAACTCAACACTTTCGGCAAGTGAAGCGAGCTTGTCTTTCTGAGAAAGTGCAAGACCCTCAGAAATTTCATCAAAGATTCCTTGTGCAACCGACTCTGCGAGACGCTTGTTTAGGGAAACATTTTTCTCGATTTGCTCGTTGAGTTTTGTCTCCATTTCATCAAGTTTTTCTACCATGCTCTCAAGCACATCATATTTATCTTCAGGGATTGATACATAATGATCTTCAAAAAGTCCTTTCAGACCAGTCATGAAGGATTCGCTAAGTTCTTCCTTCAGACCGTGAGAAACAGCGAGTGTATTTTCAGTAAACCACTCGTCTGCAACATATTCCAGGTATGAATCAACACGCTCATTTAAAGCAGTCTTGATTTCTTCTACTTCTTCTGCAAGTCTCTCTTCATATTGAACTTCGAGAGATTCTTTAATTTCATTAACTCTTGAAACAATTGCTGCTTCAAAAATTGTTTTTGCTTTCTCTTTAAATTCTTCGGAAAGTTCTTCACCTTCGATTAGAGCATTAACATCTTCTTCGATGTTAAACTCTTCTTTCATTTCTTCTTCACCCTCGTCCTCATCTTCCTCATCTTCCTCATCATCTTTTTTGGACTTAGCTTCAGAAACGACTTCATCTTCAACTTCAACTTCATCTAAATCTTCTTCGATCAGATCTTCTTCATCATACTCTTCTTCTTCTTTAACACCCGCCATAGCGTCAGCAGGTTTAGCACCTTTGTTAACGATGTCCTTAACTTGCTTGAGCGTTGCTCCAGGTGTTTTCAATTTAGCTGAATCATCATCAGACTTATAATTTTCTGGAGTAGGACCACCTAGATCCTCCCAACTACCAGTTTGACCTGGAGTTGATCCAGAAAGAGATGGCATTGCTTCTGCAGGCTTTGCGCCAGCATTTACAGCAGTTTTGGATTGCTTAGTGCCTACTTCCATCTCTTGTAATTGTTTGCCACGAGACATTTGAACTCTCCGATTTTCCTTTATGAAATCTATATTTATTTATAATTTAATAATTTACAATGAATTTAAAAATTCATTGAATAAACTTATCTTATAGTCTTCCAATATTTTTTGGTCAACTAAAGTATTTATTCTACGTTTTGTATCTTCTGCTGCTTTTTCTCTTAGCATACCACCATCCCATACCCACTCTTTTCCTTCCATAATTCCTTGAACAAAAGCATCAGGTGCAGATGGATCGGCAACAATATCAGCAGCAGTTGCTAGCATAAAATCTTCACCAACTTCAGTATAACCTTCTCTAGTTGGTCTTACTGAACCAATACCACGAGAAGAAACGCCTAGAGTTACTCCTTCTTTAAGAAGCGACTCTGCAATTTTGCCCATTGGAGTTGATAAAATTTGTGCTTTACCGATAAAGTTATTTCCTTCTTGAGTGAGAGAAATAATTTTATGAGAAACTCTATCGAGATTTACAGTAGGGCCATCAGGATGTCCAAGTTCGCCTAATGCACGACCCTTTTCAACATACTGCTCTGTATATCTTTTAACTTCGCGTTCCATTACAGGCATACGATACATTCTGCCGTTTCTGTTTACAACTTCAGTTTGCAGAAAAGGTCCTTGAATATAAAGAGTTTTTCTACCGTCTTTTTCTTCAGTAATAACTTCTACTGATTCAATTTCTTCTGTGATGAGTTTCATTAGGCGTCTCCTGTAATTTGAACTTGTTGGTAATGAAGAGTTCCTGAACCTGTGCCATATGCAGAAACTTTATTTGAAATTGAAATGGTTGCATCTGGCGATGAAAATGCAGTTACAATTCCGCTAGAGTCATTAGCGACAGTCATTCTCATTTGGTAGTATCCATTTACCCCAGAAGAAGTATCAACTGCTAAAACTTCTTTATGACTAAAATCATAATAAGATTGTCCAGATGCAGTTAACGTAACATAATCGCCAACTCCAAAAGGAACTTGGGTTCCTTCCGGAACAGTAATAACTGTTGTTGCTCCTGTAGTAACACCAACTACACGATTAGAAGCCTTTGTCAGGGCAAGAGTTGCTGTCCCACCAGATGGAACATAGTAGTCACCATTTGATGCTGAAGGATTTCCGGCAACAGAAACGTGTGCAGCAGCTCCAACTGCAACTACTCTCAAAACATTAGATTGAACAGAAAAAGAATTTGATGTGGAAGCAGCTCCTGCAGAAAAAGCAAAAGATGATCCAGTTCCAACTGGTTTATGGGCCATTATTCGTATAATACACTTTTAGTTATTTATCAAATTACCTTTGTTCAATCCAGTTAAGTACTGCAAGTGCTGACTTGTTAGTGTTGGGAGATGCACAGGCAAGAGTATAAGTATCACTGATTGTACCAATACCAGATCTTCCAAGTTGTATTGCTGCTTTATCATCAATATTAATCAGAGAGGCACCACCAGCAATCGTAAATCCTGAAAGGAGTGTTGTTCCTCCAGTGAGTGCAGTTGCTGTAGTATCATATTGGATAAAAGAGTTTGGATCTGGATGGTTTGTCCAACTCGCACCAGTCAAAGTT